TGCCAGGTTCCAACAGGAGAACGCTAGAGTCCCCACCCAATCTTCGATGCTGAGCGGTGTGTACATTGTAAACGCATATGCCGCCGCTCCGCCGATGACGAGTAGCATAAATAATGCCATCTGGTTCAGAAACCCTCCCCCGCCGCGTGGACAGCTCACGTTGATGTCGAGCTTCTTAATAATCGGCGGATTCCCGAAGCCGAACATTTTGTTTAGCGGTGATGGTATGCCTTTCTCGTCCATGGTTATTCCGCCACTTCCGTGACAAGTACTTCGCGCACCCAGTAGCCGAGCTTGTGGTCGCTCGCTAGTTTCTCCGCTTTCTTCTCTGCCTCTGCTTTGCCGAAGAGCATCACGCGCTTCATGCCGCCCTTCGGTCCTTTCACTATCTCCATCCAGAGACCGCGCTTGTTGTAGATGCCGTACAATTTTCCTTTCGTCATTGCTTAATCGTTACTGATAATGTCTTCACGCCCCACTCTGTCGCCGCCTCTTTGCTTGGCGACCATACATCCCATCGGTCAGGATACTTCCGGCTCATCCGGTCTTCGCACACGTACTCCTTTCCTGCTATCTCTACCTTCGTGCCGAATGCGTACTGCTTCGGGCATGCCAGTGTCCCGTCATGCACGCGCGTACCGCTCGCGGTTATCTCCGGAGTGTCATCGGTCTCCGCCGGGTCCGAGCTGTAGCTCGTCACCTCGGCAGTGATCACGGTGCCTTCCGTTTGCGCTTCTGCCTCTTGTGCCGGCGGACTCTCGGTTAGGAGAGCGAGCAACACGATGGAGACGAACGCGATGAGTGATCTTTGGAGCAGGTGCTTCATTGGAACAATGCGATGGTGTGCGCGGTGATTGTGCCGAGATAGAATCCGTCTTGAGGATACTGTCCGGACACCACCCATGCGGCGAACCCTATGGCGTCAAGTGCGAGGAGAGCGAGAGCAATCCAGAGCGCAGTTTTGAGTGCTTCCATATGTTTTCGACGCATCGCATCAGCGCTTCGAACGGACTGTACCCGAGGTATTGGCTTCCCTTGTGCGTTGCCACCCAGTACGGCGTCCCTTCTTCTTTCGTGATGATCATACGTTCATGTGTTTTTTGGTAATCGTTCGACCTCCCTTAGTGTACTCCCGACTCCCGACTGTGGCTAGGCGAGTTATCCCCACCCAGCAAAAATGCGTGTGCGCTCTCTATCTCTTACCTTATGTATTTACTCTTATATAACTCTGTGGAACAAATGGAGTATCGTGGATGCCGTCTCGATACTCCATTTGGAGTATCGTTCGGAATCAAATGGAGTATCGTCATGGCGCATTTTTGAAGCGGTAATACCCCCGAATCATCGGCGAGCTTGTCGCTATGGTCCTCCCGAACGTCACCAGCTCATCGCCGTTTTCGTTGCTTTCCACCAGTGTGAGCGTGTTGCCTTCGATGCTGAATATAATCGCCGCATGCGCGTTGTCCCTCCATCCACTCTCAAGCACCACATCACCCACTCTCGGCTCGGTTTCGTTTGGTTGTATTGTGCCGGCGTATCCTCTGAACGCGGGATCGCTGTAGTAGCTCCCGTAGAGGCGCTGAATGAATTCAACACACGATCCTCCGTGCTTCCCTTCCCATTGCTTCGCGCAGTAGAGCGGGTCTTTTATGCCTATGTGCAGGGGATCTTCCATGGCACTGCAGTCCGGAGGCGGCACGAGCCCCGGTTGGGGCTCGGCTACGCTTTCAGCTCTATTCGCCCATCCGAGGATGAGCAGAACAGAGAATGCTATGGCGAGCGCGAGTGCTCGCTTTGGTCTACTCATCCAAGACGCGCCGCCGTCATCTCCGGTGTCTCCACTTTGAAGACACTGAGATGCTTCAGCACGACCTCGTAGAATGCGACGCTGGTCGAGAAGACGACCCCAGCCGATGTCACGAGGTTGGTCAGCCCCGGGTAATTCCCGCCGTAGATGAAGTACACAGCTCCTACGCTTGCCAGAGCGAATGCGACTACCTGCACTCCGAAGCTACCGAAGGTCGGATAGACCCAGCGCTTCAGTACCGAGGTGAGGATGTTAATGCCGAACACGAGAGCTCCTGCGGTGATGATTGTCATAGTAATGCGGTTATTTATAAGCGGCTTACTGCCCGTATGCCGCGTTCAGCACGGCGCGGGTTTTCGGACCGACGCGTCCGTACCCAGTTGTCTCCGGTGTGCCGGAGGTTATAATGCCGTGCTTCGATTGATATTTCTGCACCGCCGCCAAGGTGAGCGCTCCGAAGTAGCCGGTGCTGTCCACGTTTGTTGGCATGCATCCCTCGAATTTCAATATGTCTTGGAGTGCCACAACATCCGTATCGATGAAGAATGACGAGATGAATTCGAGGTCTTTATAGAAGTGGTGTCTCGGCTTTGCTATTGCGCTTGCTTCAAATTTGAACGCCATCGGATACGATGCCCAGAAGTTTCGGCGCTTGTAAAAATCTGCCGTGATGAATCGGCGACTGAGTCCGCCGAAGTGCGCGCTGTCGTCTATCCATATGCCTTTAACGCCTTGATAGAGTGCCGGCTCTATTCCGGAGACCGAGTGCACCACCTGCGTCCTTGGATCAGCCGGTCCCGTGAGGTCAGTTATGACTGTCGGAACGAGCTTCGACCACTCCTCTGCGGTTGCGTAGAACCACATCATCACTGCCTTGCGTGTCTTCTGTATAGTCCCTGCCGGTGTCTCTATATCGCCCGGGGTAAAGACCATCTCGCCTCCCTGCACCGCGAATACCTTCGCGAGATCATTGTTGTATGTGTCCGGGTTGAGTGCGTTCGCCTCCGCCTCAGTTGCTACTGGTTCACTCGGGACAAGTTTATCGAGCGTCATGCCGCCCTCTGCATCGAGCTTGATCGCGTCAGTCGCTATCATTCCACCTCCCGGGTAATTCGAACGCTTTCTATAAAAAGCCACGGACGAGAAATCGAGGTCAATGCCTTTGTTCACCTTGAGCATCACCCGCTTCAGTTTCCGGCGCGTCTCCGCAACGCAGTCGCTTTTGCCTTCCTGATTCTGCACGCCGAAGACCCGAATGCTCTCCGGTGTCATTTCCTGCCAGTTAACGGCAGATGCTTCCGCTATTGTCTCGTGTGCGGTTATGTCCTCGCGCGCCGCCTGCTCGGGCGGACGGGTGTCGATGTTTGCGCCGAGATGTATCTGCTCGGGTTCCATGCCTTAAGTATACCCTTCCGGCAAGCTATTTCAGCACCTGTGTGTGGATTACTTTTTCGGCATTCTCTCCTCGATAATCGTCGCGAGCCGGGTGATCTCGTTCCTCATCAGATTCATGTCCGTGCCGAGTCCGTCGACCTTGGTATCTACCGTACGGATATGGTTGTTGCTCTGTAGGAGCAGTGAGTTGAAGCTCTCCTGCACTTCTTTGAATCGGCGCTCGGTGCCCTCTATGAAAAACTTGATCTGCTGTGCGAGCAGAGCATCGCGTTTGTCGCCATCCACCTGCGGGTTGCGGAAGTAGCTGTACACAGCAAACAGTATCCCAATAACGCCTAAAATTCCCATTAAGAAGCTGAGTGTGTCAGTGGTGATTTCCATACTATTTGCCGAAGCGGATAATCTCTTTATAGCGCGTATACACCTGCTTCGTAAGCAGTTTGTCTGCCTTGAATGTGGACAACGCGGAATTCAGTTGTGCGCCCTCGAGACCCTTCGTTGCGTAGTAGATCACCCGCGCCCGGGCTTCTGTCTTGCTGTCATCGACCGCGCTCGCTATCTTCTTCGCTTTTTCCTCATCGTCCCATTTCTGGTAGCGAGGATTCTGCATGGTCTCTGCAACTTTTTGCTTGGCGAATTTCCCGGCTATCTCCCAGAGCTGGTTGTTTTGCTTTTCAGTGAGCGACTTGTATCCAGTGGTCCCGCCGAGCATGGTCGGCGTTGCGGGGAATCCAGCGTCAGAGAGCCGGCGGAGTTCCAGCACCACGGGGTCATTTGCATCTGCCGTTGCGTTTCCCGGGCGGGTCGGGTCAGCCATCACCGTGAAGAAGTTCGGCGTTGGTATCTTGGTCCCGAAGGTATCTACCTGTGGCTGTAAGAATTCTCTCAGTCCCGGTATGCGACTCGTGAGTCGTTCGCCGGCAGTCGTTGTCCGGCGTTCCAATGGGTCGGTTGCCCTGGCGACGTCGGCGATGATGGTCGGTATCACTGAGCCCACGAGGTTGTTGATGAATTGTGCGCCGTAGCGACTCGGATCGTTCAGTGCGTTGATTGCTTGGTTTATGCCGTAGAGGAATGTCTGCTGAGTCAGAGCTGATCCGGCACCGGCCGCGGCCGCTCCCAGTCCGCCGATGAATGTTCCGGTCTCTTTGATGCCCTGCTCCATGTTCGCTCCCACCGCCAGCACCATTCCAAGCGGTCCGAGCACGTTTATATTTCTCCACGTGCCGTTGATGTTGACCATGTTCGGTCCCTTTCCCTCTAACTGCCAGAGCTTCTGTTCGCCCTCGCTTGTCGGTCGGGTTGTTGTCATGAGTTTGTTGCTGTAGAGCGCCGCGCCTATTGCCAGTACCCCGGTACCGGTCAGCCCGCGCCCTATCCCCTGACTGAAGAGTCGCTGGTCGAAGCGTCCCTTGCCGATGTTCTCGATGATGGTTTTGACGATGCCTGCCGGGGAGTAGTTGATAATCTGTGTTGCCACGGCCGCCGGAGTCCTGCCGAACGGGAGAATGATTTCTCCTCCTGGCGCTTTCTGCAGTGAGCTTGCCACCTTCCCGAGTGCCGTTTTGTTTTGGAAGACCGCCGTCTGCGCGTCCATCACCGCGTACTTGAGCATGTCATCGGTCGGGTTTGCCACCAGCTCATTCACTCTCGCGGCTATTGCCGGTCCCTTCAGTCCTTCGTTCATTGCCGTTGCGATGGCTTGGCTGTAGAGCGATCTTGCTTTTGCTCCGTAGTAGAATGGCTGGTCTTCAGCGCCGAGCAGACCGAACACGGTCTCCTCGTATTTTTGGAGCGTCTTCGCTATCGGTCCTTTGCCGAAGTTCACCTGATGGTAGTCGAGTTTCCCGAGCGCATCGCGTTCATCGTATCCCGTGCGGAGGAAGCGCCAGCCCTTGCTGATGCCCTCTTTTGTTCCTCCTGCAATGCCTTTGCCGGTGAGCGCGAGTGTCCGCTTACCCGTGAAGAGTGAAGCTATCCGGTCCACGAGAGATGCCGGTACATCCTTTGCCACCTCGCTTACTGCGTGGCTTGCGTTCGAGATGATGTTCAGTCCCGTGGTCTTTATGCCGGTCAGGAGTCCCGCCTTCCACAGTGCGATGATTTTGCTGTAGAGCGAGCTCGGGACGTATGTCTTGATCTCTTTTTGGAGCGCGGAGAATGCTTGCGCCTTCGCCTCGATATCGGTCATGTTGGCGATTCTCTGCATCTCAGTCGTTATTCGTTTGGTTTGTTCAGCGGTGAGTTCCGGTATCTTCTTCGCTCCGCCGAGGAAGTTCCGCACGGTGCGAGCTCCTGCAGATTCGTTGTATCTCTGGATTTCTCCTGCCGCCCATCTGACCATTCCCTCCGGAGTGAGTTTGCCGAGGATAGTTGCCGCCTGCACCGCGCGCCCGTGTTCTGTGAGGTTTTTAGCCGCATCGTTCGCCACCTCTGCCGCCTTTGCGTAGAGTTCGTTCTTCGTTGCTTCGTCAGTCGCCACCTTCGCCTGTCCTATAAAATTGTCCAAGAGACGCGATGCCGTAGCCACGCCTTCATCGGTTGTGTCGGTCTTTGCGAATGTCACCGCTCCTGCCGGGTCCTTTGCTATGCGAGCGTCTGCCTGTGCGATGAGTGCGGCGGTATCCCTGCGCGCGTACTGTCCTTTGAGAAGCGGCGCGGCTTCGGGTGCCATCTCCTTTGTGCGGGTAATAAATCGGCGCTCTGGAGGAGTTCCGCTTGGTATCGGTCCGGTCGTTTCACGTGGAACGCGAGGGGGCTTTGCGCCTCCGGTTCCTCGTTCTGCAAGTAATTCACCGACGCTCTTTGCTCCCTGCACACCCTTCGGAGTTTCTTTTGCTGTCTGTGTAACAGCCCCCGCCTTCATCGCGGAGTTCAGTTTCTCTATATTGAAAATGACGACCTGCGGGTTCGTGATGTCACTACCCATGTCCGGTTCGACGAATTTGGCACCATCGATGCCTTTGGCTTTGAGTCCTTCGATGATTTTCTGTGAGCGAGTCATCGCCGCATCGTATGCCTCTCTCGACATTATATTTTCAGTGCTTCCCATTGCTTCGTATCCGCGCATGAGGTATGCATCCGCGATCTCTTGCCCCATCTCCGGCGTGCTTTTCACTCCGGCTTTCTTTGCCAGTTTGTCCCAGTAGTCAGCAGGACTCGCCACCTTTGGGTCGTAGATGTTGAATTTACCTTTGACGGTCACGATCTTCCCTTTTCCGTCATTGGTCACGAATTGCTTCCACGCCTGAGCTTCTTCCGGCGTTGTAGAGAAATAACTGCCCTGTCCGAATGCCTGCCCGATCTGGTCCTCCGGAGGAACGGTCTTGAATCCTCCTGCTTGGATGGCTTTCTCTGCCTTTGGCGTAGTTGTGTGGTAGAGGGTCATATCCGCTCCCTGGCTCGCTACGGGCTTCACAGCCGTGCCTTTTGCCCCAGATGCGAGTATTCCCCTCACATCCCCTTCACTCGTCGCCTGAGCCAGTTTTGGCGCGATTCCGGCGGCCTTTTCAGTGTCCATACCCGCCTTGGTCAGTATCTGCGTGGCTTCCTCTGCGGTCTTGCTTCCTACCAACGCCTGTATCATCGCCTCCACTTCCTTGCCTCCGCCGCCTTTGATGAACCCTGCGAGTACTGGCGCGAACGCCTTCCCTGCCACGAGAAGTGGTTTTGCCGCTATGCCTGTCGGCTCATCCAATACCGCGCTCCCCGCTCCCTTCAGGATCGCCCCGACCGGACTTTCTCCTGCGGTGACTGCTTTCTTCGCCTTGTTCTGGTAGCTCTCCAGCGGTCCGAGGAATCCGATTCCCGGTATGGTGGTCGGCTCGTATGGCTTTATGGGAGACGGCTTGCCGGTTGCCAGTGCCACACCCTCGAGCGGGATTTCTGGAATGGCTTCGCCTGCGGAGAGTGCGAACGTTGCCGCTCCTCGAGCGATATCTTTTGCCACGCCTGCCGTTGCTCCGGGCACCTCACGCAGTACATCACGCACGCGCACCCCGTTAGGAGACGGCGCAAAGTAATCGGACATGGTTTTAACCGCCGGCTGTACGGCGTTTGTGTTGGCGGACGAGAGCAGGTTCCCTATCGTCCCTGCGGCTTTCGTCCCCAAGTTTTTTATGCCATTGAGGATGTCGCCTAGTGTCATAGTGTTATCCGCCGATGCCGAAGAAGCCGAGGAGCTTCCGGTACCATGGCGTGGTGTCAGTCACAGTCGATCCCGGTGCGCCACCTCCGGCTCCATTGCCTGTTCCTGCGGCTCCGGTATCAAGCGATCCGTATCCGCCCTGTCCTCCTCCAAGTGATGCATCTGTGCCAGCGGCAAGCGGGATGATGTTGCCTGCCTTGTCGAACCAGTAGAGCGGATTCCCGTCAGAGTCCCGAGCGAGCGTGAGGTCGCTTCCGGTCTGTCCGGCTTTCTTTGCGGCGGTCTCTGCGTTCATGAGCGAGATAGCGAGCTGTTTGTCTTGGTAGTCGGCGGTGCTCTTGTTTTTGAGCGAATCCACGAGTGCGCTCTGGTAGTCCTTTGCCCTACCTGTGAGTGATTCGAGTGCTTTGCTTGCGGCATTGTATGCCGTCTCCGCGTCACCCACTTTGGCGCTGACTTTGTTGTTCACCTCGGTGAGTCCGGTGTTGTAGTCGCCGGCGAGTCCGTTTCTCTGCTGAATGAGATTGTTGATGTCGGCATTCGCTTTGTCGGTCAGCTTCGATACGGTGCCGGTCAGAAGAGCGGCGGAGAGTCCCGGGTTCTGACGCACTTTCGCCACGGCCGCATCGCGCTCGGCTTTCTTGTCGGCGATGCTCTGATCCAGTGAGCTGATCTGGTTTTTCTTTTCTCCCAGTCCTGATGCCGCATACTCGTCTGAGTATGCTTTGGTCTTCAGCCCCGCGAGCTGTGTGGCGGCGGTGCTTACCGTGTTCTGCGCGGAGGAGATGCTATCGCGCAGTGTCTTCAGATAATCATCTGACACGGTGGTGCCGGATGTGTCGGTCTTGGTCCCGCCGGTTGTGCCGCTAGTTCCACCGAGCGCGTCTTTCACGGCTGACGCGTATCCTTGAGCACTTGTGTCTGCTGTGGTGCTTTTTGCGGTCGGATTCACCGTGAGCGTCTCGCCGGGCAGTATCAGGTCCGGATTGCCGCTTTTGTAGCCGGAGATGTCGGAGAGTCCCACGCCGTAGCTTTTGGCGATCTTCCCCAGAGTGTCCCCGCTTTTGACAGTGTAGGTTTGCGTTGCCATGTTATTTCTTCTTAGCTGGTAATTTCTCCGCCTGTGTGCTTCGCACCCGCAGGTTCTGGATGGTACGGAATTCTCCCTGGATGCGCGCGAGTTCCTGAGTCATCTCCGCGAGAGATGTCTGTTCTTTGGCGATGCGCGCTTCACATGCGACCGCTTCCGCTTTCTTCATATCAAAACGCTTGCGCGCGTCTGCTTCCAATCGGTCGAGTTGTGGAGTTGTTGCCATGGTGGTTTTAGTATAGCTCTATCGCGCACCCTTGACACGCCGGCGCTGTGGATTAGTCCTTGCCTTTTGCGCTTCGACTATTCTCTTTTTCCCCGCCTCAAGTTCCCGGTCCGCTTTCGCGTACACTTTTTCATACCCGGCATGGCGCTTCTCCACATCCTTTTCTATCCTCTCTATGTCGGTCAGCTTTTTCATATCGGGCTTTCAGTGAGCACGAACATGAAGTCAGAGTCCCGCACCGTGCCCGTGTCATCGAAGATGGTCACGTTCACTGTGGTCGTGGAGATGCTTTCTATTTTTGCACTGTATGCCCCGGCTCCTGATCCTCTGAGTGCTGTTGCCACGACCGCGTAATTGCTGTGGTTGAGGTTATGGGTGATCGTGTATTTCCCCGTGGATGGGTTCGATAGAGACCAGCCCGGTGTGTTGTCCGGATTCATGGTTGTGCCGGAGCAATAGCCCCAGTAGACGATTGGCTGGCTGATGCCTTGGTAGGAATGCTCTCCGACATTGTAGATGTCGTTCCAGTTCGCACCTGCCACGCCCAGATCCACGCCGCCATTTGTTTGAGGATATATTCGGTTGTTCGGTGCATCGATAATAACCTTGAGTGTTCCGTTGGCGAGAAATGCGATGGTCCCGGCGCTTCCGGTATCTAAATAAATACTTGAAGCACTTTGTTGCCCTTTGATGATGAAGCTGGAGGAGGGTGATGTGGATGCGTACGTCTCTACCGAGAGTGTGCCGTTGGAGTTGTAGTATTGCGCGAGTGTTGATGTGAGCACCACTCTCTGCCCGCTTGATGCGGTGGTTAATGTTGAGCCGGTGATGGTTGAGCCGCTTATGCTTACCGCGCTGATCGTCCCTGCCGTGATGGTCCCGAGGTCGGCGGCTATTGCCGAGAGCGTTGAGACGGAAAGCTTGTTCGCGGTGATAGTGTTCGCCGCTATTTCATTCGCCGTTATCGTTCCGGTGGCGATGTTTGAAGCCACGATCGTCCCAGCCACTATCATTGCCGAGGTGATGCTCGATGCCGCGATGTTCACGCCGGAGACGAACGGACTCATCCCTCCTGCTCCGCCGAATACTTGGAAGATTGCGTTTTTGCCTGATGCCGCGTTCCCCTGCACCACGCCCATGAGAACCTTGTTCTGACCCACGGATACGGACGCAGTGACGCTCGTCTGCAGTACGGTCTGCGAGACGGCTTTGTCGAAGTATATATATCTCGGCACGGATGTTGAGAGACCGGAGACGCTCCCGCTTGTGATGGTGAATGTGGTCCCGTCTTTGAAGCGCAGTGTGCCCGTGGTCCACGCTATTGCCGTTGCGCTTGATGCGCTGAACGTGCCGTCAAATGTCCACCCCTGAATTGAGAGGTCGAGACCTCCTGCCGGCGAGCCGCTTGAGACGCTCGAGAGTATCGTTGCGTCCGTTATAGAAATATCCGCCAGCGAGGTTGGCTTGCCGGTGAGTGTTTCATAGGAGACCCCTTCGGGAAGAGGCATCTCGTCTATTTCGTTTTGTAGGACGATTCTGTCGCTCATAGGTTGTTGTCATTGTCGAGCATGGCAATGATGCCGGAGATTTCCGGTCCGGTGTTTCCGCTTGGCGTGAGTGTGAGCTGTATCTGGAAGACCTCGCCCATGTTCTCCGCGTTGAAGATTCTCTTGTCGTCGCCGGCGATCATCGTCGTCTGCCCGTCTTCGGAGTCCAGCTCCACCCAGTCGCTATCCCGGGATGCTTTTATTTTTGGTGTGACGCTACAGCCGGTCGGTATGGTTGCCTTTGCCACGAGCTTCAGGATGCGGACTACTTTCTCCATGTCCGGGCGCTTGATGTCGTTCTCGAGCGACTCCCAGACCGCCGTCGCCTTGTTTGCGGTGTCGATTATGTCGATGCCGTAGGTGCTACCATCTTTCCATGAGACATAGAGATCCGTGCCGTCCTTCCACACCGCGCCTATCTCCGTGCCCGTCAGTTTTCCGTGAGATGGAATGTATTCTAAATTCAGAGCCACCACATCGTTCTTATTCAGCCGACCGATGCTGTATACCCCGTTCATCGTCCCGCCGTTCATGCCGATGTGCGGGATCGTGTTGTACTCGCACGCGCCTCCCGGGTATGCCCAGCCGGAGTTGATTATTCGTGTGAGCGGAGACACGTCTGCGTAGTTCCAGAAGCGAAGGTGACCCAGTGTTCCTACCTGCAGGAGCATACCGCCCTCGAGCGGGATCATCGCGTTTACCGCCGCGCCTTGAGCAGGACGTTTAAGTATCCAGCTGTCTTGGAATCCGTCCCACGTGAACACCCATCCTTCGGCTTCGGTGCTTCCTGCGGTCCCCACGACGACGGTGTCGTTTCTCTCGTAGAGTGCTTTTCCGTTATTTCCGGCCGCTATGTTCAGTGCCGTTGCATTGAACGCATTCTCGAAGTCGAGGAGTGCGGTGTACTGGCTATCCACTACCATGAGAGACCCTGCGGCGATACGCATCGTGTGGGGATAACTTGCGCTTCCTACTGCAAAGGTGCCTGCGTCAGCCACGGCCGCGAAGGATGTGTCGGAGAGCTTTGTCTGGCGGAGCTTCGTCTGCGTTGCCCAGCAGAGATACGGCACGTAGTTCCCCGCGCCATCGTTGTGTGTGAATTCTGCCGCGCCGGTTATCTTCCCGCCAGCTTCGGTATAGACCACGCTCCATGTTCCGGAGCTCTTCCTATATATTTTTCCTGTGTCGCCGAATGCGTACTGCTTCCCGTCAGATGCGCGGAAGCCAGTCAATACTTCATCCACGACAATCGTTCCAGAGTCCTTCTTCAGCTTTTGGTTGCACTTGAGCGTGTTGTCGCCCGATCGGATGTCTATCGCGTACCCGCCATAAAATGCGCCTCGCGGTCCGCGATTCGCTTCCGGGCTAAGCCCTCCTCTGAAGTCCGTGATTGGTAGGATGATGTAGTCGTCCATAGTTTCATATTACCAGCGCGAGCTTTGCGCGTTGCCTTTATACCCTCCCGGGCTCTCCTCGTGCACCTTCGCCCAGAGCTGTGAGAGCGTTCCTACTTGCGGATCGAGCACCTCCAAGAGTTCCGCCTTGGCTTCGCTGTATTTCTTCGCTTTCCGAAGACAGCGTGCCAACGCGATCTTCACGATGCTGTCATCGAGGTCGGTTGGTGTGACTGACTCGTCTCCTGCATTCGCGAGTACGCGCCATTGCTTCAACCCGTAGAGTGATACCTCCAATCCGTCTGCCGGGACCGGGTAGAGGAAATAGAATCCATTGTGGTTGGTGAAGACATAGGTGCCATCATCTCCGAGGTTCTTGCGCTTTTGGAATTCGCCCCAGTTCACGCGGGTCCTTCCGTCAGCGTCTCCGTAGTCCTCGCTCTCTACATTGATCTGGTAGATGCTGTCCACGCTGAATGCATTCGGCGCGGCTGGGTAGTCGTAGTATTCTTTTGCGTCACGGCTTTGCGTGGTGAGTGCGAGTTCTAGAAATGGCCAACGGTACGCGTTGCATGCCTGCTTGCCTCCGTCGTTCAATGCTTTGTCTTTGAACGCTTGCGTCCAGAAGCCGGAGACCTTTGATGCGCTGATGCGCGAATCCAAGTCATCGCGATAGTCCTGCAGTGTAGAGTTAGTCGCCATGGGGATATTTTATCTCATAATCATCGCCTTGTGCAGTGTACTTAGTGCGCCAGAAGTCCCGGCGGATGCGCGCGGTCACACTCGCCACCGCTCCGAGTGTTTTCCCTATCGTCGTGGTTATCGTCGCTACGCCCTGTGCGACGGCCGTCAGGATGATGCCGCGGACGGTCTCCATGTCTGCCACGCCCGCTCCCGTTGCAGCTATTGTTCGAAAGAGTGAGAGGGTTCTCGATAATGCGGCGCTTCCGGCTCCCGTTGCAGCGAGCACCTTTCCCCACACCATCGCCGTGGCGGTGGTTGCGGTTACCGCTGCGGTTGCGGCGAGTACTTTCAGGTAGGCCCGGCTTGCTGCTATGGTTGCGGATCCGGCCCCTGTTGCTGCAAGGGTCGTGATGCTCATCGTTATGCCTTTGGCTACCTTCGCTATGCCAGTTCCTATGGCGCTTAGAGTGCTGATGCTCATGGTGATACCTTTTTTCACAGTGGCGCTTCCTGCTCCAGTTGCTGCGTAGGTGCGCGGTATCTGCTTCAGGAGAGCTGCTGCACCAACTCCCACGGCTGCTGCGCTTTGGTCATATGTCGTCGATGTCGTGTACGTTATCACGAGCTTCGGGTCATTCGAGGTACCCGACTGATCGGCCGTATACCAGAAGGTGTACTCGTTGTGGTTGTTTTCCCAGCTTGGCTCGGTATTGTCGAGGTCCTTGTCGTTCAGCTGGCCGAATTTAGACACTCCCGTTTTTGAGATGTTTCCTATACCTGTTGCGTTGAATGGGAAGTCATTATAGGCGCTCGTCGAGAACGAGGAGTAAGACACGCCGGTTGCCTGGCGCACGAATCCTACGTTTGTATAATCGCTCGTCGTTATAGCAGTATTTGAAGCAGGGGTGGTGGTGACGATTTCGATGGTCGTCCAGAAACCACCCGAGCTGTTTCCCTTGTCTTGCCCGTAGAGGGAGAGCGTTGCTGCAGATATGGTAGCGGAGCTCGTGAGTGAGCTCGTATCGAAAAGCGTAAACGCTCTATAGTTTTTTCGGTAACCGTTAGATCCTGTGTCACTCTCAACCTGAACGTGCGCGATCGTTCCACTATCGTTTGCTTGTTTGGTAGCTCCGCTTGCTCCTGAATGGATGTCGCTCCAGCTTATATTCGTTCCTGTGTTGTTTTCATAACCTGTTTCACCGTCTACGGTGGTGGTCTCTGGATTGGCGTCAGGGTATACCGTTGCGGTCGAGAAGCTTATTTGCGCGTGCCCGGGGCGCTGGTAAAGCGAGAGAGGGACCGATGTCTTATTCGGCATGAAAGGTGAGGGTATGCTGATGCTTCCCTGTATGCTCTCGGATCGGCGGATCCACCATGCAAGGAATGCCATATCGAGGTTCTCCTCCCAGCCCACGCGCAGGGTGACGCGACGGTTCCCGTAGTGGGATGCCACTTCACTTATCGGACGCCACCCGCCATTCTGGTGCTTGTAGTAGATTGGCTTTACGTGGAAGACGTCTATGTTGTGTTCGGTCACGGTCACCTTACCCCAGCGACGCTTCACCTCCCGGCGCATGACGAATCTTGATACGTGCGGGTTTATCTTTTCTTGCCCCTTGAGCGGGCCTTCTTCGTAGCGGGTTTTTGGTGCGGGGATGCACTCGAGTGGAGCACCGAAGCGCTCCATGACGTAGGTCAGGTCGTTGTAGTCGATTCGTCCTTTTGCGGTATCTTTCATGACGCGCCGGAACGACTCGAACGTTCCTGTCTGCCAGTAGCGCTAGATGCACTGGTACCAATGCGTCTTTAGGATGTCGTCACCTGTACGGTGACCGTGAACGCGATGCTGTCTCCGATGGAGAGTACGATCCCCGTGAAGACCCCGTGCACGTACATGTTGCCGGACGTCGAAGCATCGAAGATGCCCGCCTCGGTGATCGTCTTACCTGCCCCTGCCGCGGTTATTGTTCCCGTGATAGAGAGCGTGTCGTTCGTCACCGATGTGGTGGTCTTCGCCTTCGAGCCGTTGGTGCGTGCTTCTGCCGCCTCCGTCTCAAGCGCCGTGTCAGTCACCGCCGCCGCCGTCGTGCCGGTTCCCCAGCCGATGTATGTCGGAGCAGTGATTGACGTGCCGTAGATGCCGTCGATCAGCTTCGCCACGGCTACGTTTGTCAGTTTTGTGGCCATATGCGTATTGCTTAGCTGTTAATGCGCCAGAGCAATGCGAGCTGTGCCCTCATCGCTTCCGGCTATCTGCCCCAGGTTCTCCCATCGACCGGTTCCCGGTACTCGCCTTTTCCCGAGAGCCATCCATATCCCTCTCGGGATAAAGAATGGCTTCCGGTCCCAAGCGATACGGAACACGCGGGCCTGGATACTGACGGTTGTTTTTGCGGTGATGTCCATGGTTATTCGTCGAACGAACCGGCTTCGTCAGCCGTCTCCGCTCGCTTCGCTTTGATCGCTTCCGCGATGTCGACATTCTTAGTGCCGACCTTCCATGTCTCCGGAGGAAGACCAAGCGCCTCGGCGGTCTCGACGAGTTCCTTGCGGTTCATCTCCTCGAGGTCGGCATTGCCGTCTTCAAGATCCCCGCCTTCCTCGGCGGCCTTTATCTTCTTCTCGCGAGCGTCGAGTTCCGCTTCGCGTGCGGCGAGCTCGCGCTCCTTCTCATCGACTGCCTTCATCTTCTCGCGCATCTGATCTACCGTCTTGTTCTCCGGAATGCGCACGAATGCGGTCCCGAAGTCAGCGCGACTCTCGAGTTCCTTGACGAGATTCTCGTCGTTGGTCTCGAAGAAGCCCTCGGTAAAGTTCACGCGCTTGCCGTCCACGAGGATGCGCTTGTCCTCGACGGTTTTGTAGTACGCGCTTTTCACCGCGATCGTGAGATTGCGGTACTTGCTGATGTAACGTGCGGTCTTTGGTGTGTCCATAAGATTATCGCTAAGTTTGATTAATAAGGTTTAGAGTGCTTGCGGCCTCTTTGTCGCGGCTCCGGCTCTCCGTAAGAGGCGAAAGAGCCCGAACCGCGCGCAAGCTCATTAGAGAGCGGCCTTCGAAGCGACTGCGTGAGTGCTTTCCAAGGCGATCTTGAGTCCACACTCGGTGAGGTATTCCTCAACGAGCTCGTCATCACCCGGCGACTGCCGGTTGGTGAGGAGCTTGCTGTCGCGGTTCTGGAGATACTTGTAGGTCAAGTTCACCATATCCGTGACCACGATGTAGTTCCCGAACGGGGTACCCGTCAGGAGCTTGTGCTTGATCAAGTTCAGCGTTCCGTGCGGAGTGACGTACTGCAAGATGCGCACACCGTAGGTGTTCGCGTTTTGCATTACCTGGAGCTTGTTCTTAGCCCACTGGTCAATCTGCGAGAGGAACGTTGGAGAGCAGAACGCATACTTCTCCGGAGAACCGTGTGCGAACGCATTCTCGAGGAATGCATCAAACTCGGCTTCCGTATCCACGTTCGCCGAAGCGTAGGTGGAGATGGCGTTGATGATGCCCTGAGTGTAACGCTTCGGATGCGTACCGGTCGTGTCCTTCTTCAGTTTCCCGAAGAAGAAGCTACGCTCGATGTCCGTTGCGTGCTCAATACCCTTCTTACGGCGTTGGTAGTCGAGGTCATTCTCCTTGATGAGAGTGGTGGTGTTCTTGCTCGTCTCCGTTACGCCGAACGGCGTGCGGAAGATCTGCGTGTAGCCGACCTTCTCAGTAGGAGCAGTGCCCTTCAACGTGCGGAGACCTGCGCCTTCCGCGTTAGCATTGCCGATGATCCAGATAGTGAGCGAGGAAAGGTCGAGCGAGCCGGTCGTGTCCCCACCGCGTTCTGCGGTAAGAGTCAGCGTGTCCGTGCTCACCCCCGTGACCTCGTACATATACTTCAGGGAGGGGATGTATACAACATCACCCACCGATACGAACGCTCCGTTGTCAGATGCAAGCACAAGCGTGATTGCTCCCGCGTTGCTCTTGCCGGTCTGACCGGTTGTGCTCGTAATGGTGCGCGTGCCGAATGCATCCTCATACCACTTGAATTCGGAGTCAGTAGCGACCTCCTTCTTCATCGCCTTGCCCTTGTTGGTGACAATATCCTTCCCGGCATTCGTGAGAATGGCGAGGAGAGGGAATTGGTCAACGTCAAGCAGGGTGATTACTCCCGATACGTCGTAGCGACGCGCGGTGAGGTTGCTAGTGTCTCGTGTTCCTGTTGCGGCCATAGTAGTGTTCTGGTTATTGGTAAATCGTTTCGGGGTCGACCGGGATTCTCTTATTCCCTATCACCCTCATCGGCTAACGCTTTTAGATTGTCCTCCAGCTTGTCCGCGCTTGCGCGTCGGGGCTTTCGGGTCCGGGATGGTTTGCTCCTCCCACATTTGTTTTCAGTGTAGCACCTGTGCGTGCGCGAGAATATAACGGGCTGTGGATTAGTTAGTACAGTCCGCCGAGCGATCCGGGTGTTTTACCGCCCATGAGTCCGGCGAGCACTTTCTCCTCGTCGGTTTCCCTGTCGCCTCCGCCAGACCCGCTGGGGCGCTCTACGCCTGTCTTGGGGCGCGGTTTGCCCTCTCCTTCGCCCTCTTTGCCCTTTCCGTCTCCTGCGCCCTCTCCAGCCCCGTTTTTGCCGTCTGCGGGCTTTCCGCCGGGCTTCTGTCCGAGTGCCTTGCCTACCTGCGAGCACGCCTCCTTGAGCGTGAGGATTTCTCCCTTGTTCGCTTTGTTCTCGATAAGCGCCAGCACCATGTTTCGGAAGCCCTCGTTCTCCTTGAGCTGGGGCCATGTCTTCGTGACGGTGTTTATCTCCGTCTGCACAGCTGACTTCGTGGAGTCGGCCGCTTCGTAGGTGTTGCGTGCGATCTCCTGCGCCCGTGCTTCCACGGTCTTGATGAGCCATGCGGCAAATTCCTCCGGCTTCATCTTGGAGAAGTCCACGCCCTTCATCGCTTCTTTGATAGCCGCGTCTTCTTCGCCGTCCTTCTTTTGCGGACGGTTCTTGCCGAGCATCTCGCGTGCTTTCTCGGCGGCTTTCTTCTCGATCTGCTTCTCGAGTTCTACATAGCTCTTGGCTATGTCCTTTGCTTCCTTGCCCTTGAATTTCTCGGGGATAGTAAATTCGTCATCGGCTCCAGTGTCGTCTCCTTCACCTTCGCCCTCACCGCCGTCTTCCCCTGTTTCATCAGCGCCGGTGTCGTCTCCTTCACCAGCTTCTTCTTCAGCGCCGGTGGAGGTATCTGCTTCCTCCCCTTCGGCACCTTCTTCGAGATCTTCGAAGTCAGCGTTATCGTCGGGTTTTGCCATAAATGTATGGATTATTTCTTCTTGGTAAATTTGCGGTACACGCCGACCAGCTTCGATGCCATGTCGCCGAGTACGTTCGTGCTGTCAGGCAGTGGCGGCTGGGTTTTATTCCATTCCGCCCATTGCGCTACGCCCCCAGGGAATCCGCCCAGTCGCGCCGCCGTATCGTTCTCCGCCTGCTGAGCTACGTCCTGCGCTTTGTAACGCGCGGCAATAGCCGCCGGCGAGAGGTTCGCAAGCGTCCCTTTCACTTCACTCCCGATGAAGCCCCCGGCTTTGCCGAGCGCGTCTTTGAGAGCCGATAGTCGTGCGAGTGCTGTTTGGATTTGTGGGTTCATAGGTCGTCTGCGGGCTCTTTCTTTATGTCCTCCGCCACTCCGAGAGCGCGTTCGAGCCCGGCAATGCGCTCTGCGATCCGGAGATGCTCGACGCCGATTGCTTCAGCGGTCTTGCCTTCCGTCTCGATGGTGGCGAGGTCAACCTTGAGATTCGCTATCGCGGTTTCCACGAGTCCCGTGTAGTGCGCCCATCCGGGCGTTCTCTCGGTCTCAGTGAAGTCGCGCCGTGTGCTCATGGTTATTCTCCTGCCCCTACTTCTGCTTCTGCACCACCCTGGTCTTCGGCCATGCTCTCCATGTCCGGCATACCCTGATTCATTCCCATGCCGCCGAGAGTCGGCTCCGGCTTCACGGCTTGGAGCGCATCGACGATCGCGCTGATTGCGGCGGTCGCCGTCACGGGTCCGCCTTTGCGGAGGTCGTCCCACGCATTGTGGAATGCATTGTCAATCTTATCGAGGAATGCCTTCTCATCGGCTGGTCCGAGCGGCTGTTCTACTGTTGTATCTGGTCCCATAGGATTGTTCGATTATTCGCACCTGTTAATTAGAGAACCGGGAACGGAAGCGCCCAGTTGTTGAGAACGCCCACAGCCGACATCGGTACGGTGTCAGCCGCGCCGGTTGCCGTAAGCGTCACGACAACGACCAAGTACCGCTTCGTGCGGTGGATCTGGAACGCTGTCGTGGTGTTCTCGAGAACGGTCTGTGCCGCACCACCCTCTGCGTCTGTGGCGCTGGTTGAGCCGTCCGCATTGTCCGACTCCTGCACCTTGACACTGATGACCGTCACGTCCGCACCCTTCGCTCCCGTTGATACGAGAACGAGTGCGCTGTCGAATGACTCCGGCTCCGTGCCCCACGTGTCGATGACCGTCGAGCGGATCGGGGAGTTGTCCTCGTCAAGCGCGAGCGGCTTCTGGAACGTCACTACCTTGATGTTGTCCTGTAGAGTTTGCATGGTGAATAATTTATTGGTTATTAATGTTCGACCAGCACCGCCTGTGCAGTACCCCCGTCTCCGAGGAGTCCCACCACCGTGGTGCTGTCGTCTATCGCGTATTCGTGCATCGTGCCTGCCGGAATGTAGTCATCGAAGCGACCTTCCGAACCGCCGGATGTCGCGGCCGCACTGAGTGTGTTGCTTCCCGATGCGAATGTGCCCGTTGTTGCGATGCCGTCTCCATCCGTGCCGGTTGCTTTAGCCGTGATAGCGGCCGCGTTGGTAGCGAAGTCCTTGCAGTAGACGACTGCGTTTTCTGCGAGTGCCGAGCTGTAGAGCGTGCCTGCGCCTGCAGTTCCGTTTATCGCCGCCTGCGTGTTGGTCTGCGTGTCGCCTGCCGCGTTGCCAATGACGATCGTCATTCCGTCATCCGCGTGTCCGCCTACCATTACGGTGCTGGTCCACGAACCTTGCGCCATCGTCTCAGTGGTGGCGATGCTGTTGCCTGCCGCGCCTCCTACGATAGCCACGCAGAGCTGTGTGGTGTTCGTGTTCGTTGTCGCGGTCACATTCGCATTTGCCGTGGTGCCGGTTGAGTAGGTCGTACCGGCTCCTGCAGTTGCGTTGATGGCGCTCTTGAAGTTGTCGAGAGCCGATGCAGTGTCTGAACCGAAGAGCACTTGGTTCACGATTGCGGCCGCTCCGTTTGTCTCCGAGAGCACGTCGAGGAAGCTGTATGTCTTCCCGCCTATGGTTGCCGTTTCCGGTGCTACGCCCGGGTTCGATGCGCCAGTTCCGCCTCCGAGAGTGGTATCCGGCCATGAGAGCGTTCCGCCTGTCGAAGTTGTTGCTTTCGCATTTGCCGCCGTTCCGGGTACGCGTGCCACTACCTTTTGTGTAGTGTCTGCATTCGTGGTTGCTACCACATCTGGATGCGCTACCGTGCCGGTGGAGTAGTTGGTGCCGATGCCTGCGCCTGCGTTGATAGCGAGCTTCAGGTTATCGAGCGCCACTGCATCTGATCCGCCGATGAGCACTTCATACGCCACGGTTGGTCCTGTTGAGAGTGCGGTTTTGAATGTGTAGACAGTTGTGCCGATAGTGAGCGTGTCGCCATCGATGATGGTGTTCGCAGTCACAACACTCTCAGCATGGCTTCCCGGTGTGATGACAGTGTTCAGAGTGAGCGTGCTCTTGGCGTATCCAAGCGTCTCCGCTTTGTAGTTGTAGACCTGTGTTCCGAGAGTCATCGTGTCGTCCTCGGTCGGATTCGCGGCGAGAGTGAGCGTGGTATACGCCTGTCCCGCTACGCCTGACGGGTTTGCGGCGAATGCCACGAAGAGTCCCTTAGTGATGGCACTGATGCGAAGCAGTCCGGTCGTCGTGTCAAGCGTGTGTATCACCTGATCTGTGCTGAGCACGCTGTAGTTGGCGCGCTCTATCGATGCTTTCGCGAGCAGAGTCCCGACGAGGTAATGACCTGCCGGCGATCCTTTCGCTTGCGGTACTATCGGTTGGTTTTTCTGTGCCATAGTATTGATAATTAATTACTAATCATTGTCGCACGCGTGCAAGGAGTCGCGCAAGGAAGCCCTGTGGACTACCACCCACTCCGGGCAGTCCAGATGTCTCCGGCGGCATCACGCTCACCGGTTGCGGTGCGGGGTTTTGAAGTTCCGGCGCGATTGCCGGTTGCGCCACGATGCCTCCCGGCTTTTCTGCCGGCAGTGGTGTCGGAGCTGGTGCTGGCTTCGCCTGCACTCTGGTATCCGGTCCCATGAGTTCGTCTTCGTATTCTCCTTTGCCGAATGCGCGGATGAGCATTCTCTGCATGGCGCGCTTTCGCTTCTTGAATTGATCTACCTCCGCCGGGTCTGCGCCCTGTTGCGGCGTGTCGTCGGTCACCAGCGCCTTGTAGAGTGCGACGGTTTCGTTCGCTTCCTGCACCGCGCTTTTCTCCGGCTTCGGTTGGATGTCTACCCGGGCGTCCACGCCTATCGTCTTCGCATCCGGTCCGAATGACTTGAACGATATCTTTGTGCCGGTGATACGGTACTCCATCGTGTCGCCGAGGAATTCCTGGTTCATCTGGATCATAGCGTTCACGAGGTCGGTGAATGCTATCTCCATCTGCCGCACGAGCAAGCTGAAGCGGATGTTCGTCTGCATGAGGAGGAGCTCCACTTTGCCCACCGGTTCGGTGCCGGAGTTCGGTATGCCTTGCGTGTATTCAGAAAGTGCGAGCGCGGTCTGGATGCTTTGACGGAGGATGTTGTCCTTCGCTATCCAGCTACTACTGATGTTCGGTCCCGTCTCGATGGTCACGTCGGTGACGTTGTCGAGTTCCCATACCGCTCCCGGTGCGTGCTTCAGGTCTTCCGGTTTATATCCTTTGCCTTTCTTAATCTTTCGGATCGGGTCGAGCGAGAAGACGATGTCGTCCATCGCTTGGTTTCTGCTGTCAGCCATTTCGTAGATGGTCGTCTCCACCGGCTCGAGGTGGCTCATCGCGTAGTATTCCCAGTTCAAGCTGATGTCGGGCAGGTCTATGAACATTCTTCCGCCGCGCACGCGCATGTACGGGTTGTCGTCATCGCGCATCAGCTTCTCGCGGTTGAAGATGACCTGCAGTTTGTTCGTGACGTGATCCCAGCACTCCCAGATTTCCACCTGACTCTCTCCTGTATTTTTATCTGTGGCTGATGTGCCCGGTCCTGCATCGGTTGCCTGTCCGCGCATCTTTCCGTCATTCACCTGCCCCATGCGGAGCGTATTGATATTCACGCGGTCAACGCGCGGGTCGAGCTTGATTGGCTTGTCCTCAATCTCTTTCAGCTTCTCTGCATCGTAGAGCGAGTAGCTTCCGCGCTTCTTCTCGTCCGAGACGATGACTGCTTTGTCCTTGAACGTCTGTTTGATTTCCCAGCGACTGTCGAGCAAGCGGTTCGTTGCTTTCGGGTCCGGGTAGAAAAGGTACGGGTCAACGATCTCGAGATACGGGTGCCCGTTCTCATCGCCGTCCCATGAGAGCTGTGCGGGACCGTTGCCGAAGATGAGCATGCTGTTGATCCACATAATCTTCAGGTCGTCGAAGCCGGTATCGCCTCCGAGTACCGAGAGGTCGTACTCCACGAGCGACTCCCACTCCGAGATGAGCGGGTCGTCGATATTCTCCTGCTTGGTCGGCTGGAGTGTGATGTCGATGTCTGCACTGGCGAGGCGCGGTTTGATGGTCTCCACGATTTCGAAGCCCACCGGCGGCATGATGTTCGTTCCGTAGGCGTAGTTCGTTGCGTCTCGGTATGCCCGATAGAGTTTGTACATCCGGTTCATCCGGTCGATGTGCGCTCTGCGATAGTTCTCTGCGCGTGTAAAGCGTCCTTGCCAGAGCGCGATTTGCTTGCGCTCGTGTTCGTCCGGAGTGTCCTTTTGCTCGGGCGTGAGGTTATTCGCCTCGTCAGCGAGTACCTTCATCTCCGCTTTTGCCGCATCTGTTGGTTCTGTCATAGTGTTATGCAAATGGAGGATAAGCGTTCATGCTTGAAGTGTAGCACCGTTCGTCTGTCAAGTGCACTCCTGTGTGTGGATTACTTCTCGCTCTGCTCCTGCTTCATGCGCGCGATGCGCCAGTAGATGAGCGCGTGCAGGAAGTCGTCCTTGCCGGTTGATACCCATTCGCGCGATGCGAGTCCGAGCCGGTCCGTGACCGTTCGCGCGTAGGTCGTCTCCACGTGCCGCACCAGTGTCTTTATCGCTTGGTCTGCCTGCGCGTAGAAGAAGCGGATGTTGCCTTTCTGCAGTTCGGCGAGTAGGAAGTCAATCATCCGGTCCCGCTCCGTGAGCACGGTCACCTCCTCCTCGAAGGTCTTCTTCTCAGTCGCGTGGAATTCGTCATCGCTCCACCGCACCATCTTCGCGTGCTTCGGATCGTCTTTGTACCAGTTCACCCATACCCTGTTTCTGAATCTCTTTGCGAACGCCAGCACTTCGTTTGGTGTGAAGCCGCCGTCTATAACGCAGTACCGCACGTCATAGACCTCCATCAGTTCCGCGAGCCGGTCCCACTTGCTCTTGCTCTCCGTCTCCTGCAGTGCGGCCAGTCCGAACACTCCCTCCTTTGTGCCGATGGAGACGTAGAGTTCGCGGAGCTGTACGTCCACGCCCATGCACGAATTCACTTCGATGTGCGGTCGGTCGCCGAGCAGGTTGCGGTAGATGAGTCCTGCGCTGATAGCACTGTCGCCGGAGACGTATGGCATCCCGAGCTTGTGGTTGTAGAAGTAATCGAGCTGGTGCTCCTTCTCCGCTTCGTCGTGCGCCTTGCATAAATCCTTCGCACTCACCCATGGCGCAATCATCTGCGTGAACCAGTAGCCGGATATCGGTTTCCCCTTGAAGCGCGCCTCCCATCGTCCGGTCCCTTTCGGGTGCAGTTTTGTCTGCGGTCGTACCCACTCCCGGTCGATTGTCTTTCCACAATGACTGCAGATGTACTCGCCTCTCGTCATGTCGACGTTCTCCGGCCACTTCATGTGCTGTCTTTTTCCGCAGTGCCCGCAGGTAAAGCGCCAGTGCTTCTGATCGCTCTCCTGCCATATCTTGTCGATGCCGAAGCTCGGTATCGTCGGCGTGGAGAGCCAGCGCTCCTGCTTCAGCGAGTCCTGCCCCTCAGTACGCGATGCGTAGTTCTTGATGCTCTTTTGGTTACTGCGGTCGAGTTCGTCGTACCAGTTCCTGTCCGAGGTGATGATGAAGCCCGTGCGCTCGGAGAATGTCGGTGTGTAGTAAACGAAACCACTTCCGAATTGCTTCTGCCCTATTGCACCGAGGTCCATCGTCGCCATGCCCTCCCGTATCTCTGCGTTACGCTCTATGATTTCGTCCACCTTAGTCGGCACGAATTTCCGCACGTCGCCTTGTGTCGGGAGCGTGTGGATCTGGTTCAGGTTCCTATACTTCGCATCGTGTATCTCCGTCAGTATCGCCCACGTGCTGAGTCCGAATTGAGACGGCTTTCGAGCGCCGATGAGGTCTGCTTCGTCGGCGTAGATATCGTGCAGGAAGAAATAGTCAGAGTCCCCGTCAACGCGGATTGGCATGCCCATCTCGTTCACGATGCCTTTTTTCTTGACCCACGCGAGCGTACTCGATCTGAGAATCGACTGCTCGTATGGGTCATTCTGCTTCTCCTGTGTAGAGTGCTCGTTCATATGCTCGTTTTGCCGCTATGTCCGCCTTGCTCGGCCGCTTTGCTGTATACGTGCCTACCTCGCCGGAGTGCTTCAGTGCTACTGCTTGCGGCGCTTTGCCCATTGCCCGGTCGAGCCATTTCTCCAGTGCCTGCGTTTCTCCCTGTCCCTTTGTGGCGCGTTCAAAGAGCTTCTCGAGTGCGAGTATAACGCGCGGCTTCTCTACCTCTACGATGTTCCCCTTCCCATCAGTGATTCGCACCTTCACTGTTTCGTTTGCGTGCCGGTCAAGCACAATCTGCAGTCCTCTTGCCGTAAGCGATTCGACTGTGGTTGGTCCGCTATTCTCTGCTCGAGCATCGATGAGTTTCCCTTCCGCTTTTAAGCGCTGTATTGTGCTACGCATCTTCGCGTATGTCATGCCAGCAGTGTCTACGCCTGAGCGCTTGAGTTGTTCTTCCGCGCGTTGCTTTGCGGTCTTCTTCGCTGGTTTTCGTGGAGTTCCGGATGCCGCGCCATTCTCCTGCGTCGGCTGTTCCGGGGCTCCTTTCGGAGTTGTCCCGTTTTTCATGAGGTAAGTATACCCCGTGTCAAGGGATAAAGAAAACCCCGGCAGTGGATAGCCGGGGAGATATGGATCACCTCCTTTCGAGATGATTGGAATCTGGTGGAGGCGCTCTGCGATTGAGTGTGTGCCCGTTGGCTCATGGCCTGGGCGTCGTTGGCTTTGCGCCTCCGTCTTCAGTGTATCACTTCATGCGGACAATCAAGTTCTTATCCCCTAGTGTGCATGCGTGCACGTCATCGAAGGCGATGTCGACCGTTCCCTCTATCTCCGCTTCGTATTCGTGCTTGCCGTAGCATCGGTGCACATACCGCTCGAGTCCGTACCGACGAACGATCTGCTCCGCGTATTCTTTTCCTCCTCCGCTCCACACGATGACCTTCGTGTTCTTCATTCCCTTCGAGAGAATCTGCAGGAGCATGACGATTTCCAAGTTCACCGGCGATGCCGGGCGCAGGTGTACCGGTGTCTCCGGCGGAATGCCTTCGTTGTTTAGGATGGTCCCGTCTATATCAAATGCGATGATGATTTCTTTCATAGTTCGTGTTCTGTTGTGCAAATTGCGAGTGATTGCTCTGGTGTGACTGGCTCTCGGCTTCGTTCCTCCTTGAGCCGTATCCGGAGTGATTCTCCGGGTTTTTCTGTGTCTCGTGTCATGGTGGACTCTGCGGGAATTGAACCCGCGTCCGCTCCGTTCTTGCCATCGCTGTCTACATGCTTGTCTGATTTTACTGCTAGGAAGTTTCGCCGGGCACCGCTTGCGCGATGCGAAGCCCACAGTGTTGGAATCAGCGTACCGAGTTGGGTGTATGACACCTCCACCACGTCTGTCTTACGGGGAGGGGCGACGACCTGCCTCCTTGCATTCACCTGTTCATGTCGCCCTGTTCGCTCCGGTGATCCGAGCGAGAGGACGGAGGCGTCAGACGAGCTGTAGCTCGCGGAGCGCACTCACCGTACCGAAGTACGGGGATTGGATTGCGGTTTTGCCGTGTATCCGGTTGCCGGCAGTTTTCGAGACGTGTCCGGCGAGGTCTGCATGCTTGCGATGTCAATGTGCGTGCGTCTATGCCTGTCGAGCCCGCGCAGAGGGAATTGCATGTATCTCATGCCTCCCCTCCTTTGTAAAAAACTGCTTATGCTGTGGTCCGGAGAACGGGGTCGAGTCGCTCCCCGGCTACTGCTTCGAGTATGCGCCCTCGGAGCATGAGTCGAGGAGTGATTCGTACTATGCCGCGTTCCGCATTCGTGCGGCGCGTGCCTTTGCGAGCAGTGCCGACTTACCCATCTTCTTCACGCCCTGCTTGTATGCGACTCCGCCTCCGATCTGCTCGGCGCGCTTCTTGCTCATGCCGGCGCGCTCGTATTGCTTTGCGACTGCACCGGCGAGTTGTGAGAATGCTCCCATGGTAGTGGTGTTATGTATAAATCGTTCCCCTTCATTCTAGCATTGTCAAATGTAGTGCACGAGCACAATCCTCTGGATAACTCTCCACGCCGGTCCCGGTATCCATCTCGGCTTCGGTCGGATGTGCTCCTCGAATGTTTTATAGAGACCGTCCACTCGTGCTGTTGAGAGTGCCCTGATTGAACGGGAGTATTGCTGGCGGAGTTTCTTCGCCACCTTCCTTCCGCTCGTGATCTCATTGAAGCCAGCACCCGCGAGTTCTCCTGTCATCTTCTTCCGCTCCGCCTCGGCACCCGCCTTGAATCCTTCCTCGTATGCGCCGTCCGTCATATCTTCTTCGCCTTTGTTACTCCGCGCTCAGCCATCATCATCGCTACTTGGCGCTTTCCGACTATGTGGAATTGCTTCGGTAGATTGCGGTACTTCCCGCCGCGTCTCGTCGCACGGTTCGGTCCTTTCGCTTGCGCGATGATCTTCCCCTTGAGTGCCGGGTGCTTTGAATAGTTCGTGTGATTCTTGTCGATATCCATGCTTCGTACGGTTGTCATGATATTTTCTTTTTAATGGGTAACATTATTTTCACCTCATCGATTCCTGTGTTTGTTCCTCCGCACGCCGGGCATTTTCGTTTCCCTTCGTATTTCCCTTGGCAATTGTTGCACCATCGACGGTGGTACTCACTGTCTGTCGGATATTTTTTCATATCTTCTTTGCTTTATTGCCTGTTAATTTCTCCCATCGCGCGATGATCGTGGCGCAATAATCTTCGTCCAGTTCTATCGCCCGGCATCGCCTGCGCGTCTGCTCTGCCGCGATGAGCGTGCTCCCTCCTCCGCAGAATGGTTCGTAGACGATGTCGCCGGGCTTCGTGCTGTCGAGCATGAGTTTCCGGACCAGACCCACGGGTTTCTGCGTCGGGTGCAGTTTGCTCGCGCTCGGTCGCGGATGGAAGATGACCGATTTCCCTTTCGGTCGTTCCATCTTGTGCCTGCCCATCCAGCCGTAGACGCAGAGTTCGTGCTGTGGCATGTAGTCCTTTCTGCCGACCACGCCGCTCTGCTTCACCCAGATGAGCGTCTGTGAGTAGTACCAGCCGGCATCCGCCATTCCTTTCCGGAGGGCGCACATCATGAGGTCGCTGTTGAATATGTATGCGGCGTTGTAGCTCTCGAGGTATCCCCGTATTGCGCCGAGCCAGCCCCGGGTGAATGCGGCGTACTGCTCCTCGCTTTGGAGTCCATCGTTCGCTATCGCTTTCGGTACGCTGATCTGCGTGTCGCCTCCGCGCGTTTTGAAGTGCGCCTTGTTCTCCACGTATGCCACGCCATAAGGGGGATCGGTGAGCACCACGCGCACCTTGTCGCCGCCCATGAGTCGCTGTACCCCCCCCTCATCGCTTGAGTCGCCGCAGAGCAATCGGTGGTCGCCGAGTTGCCAGAGGTCGCCGAGTTTTACTGTTTCGCGTTTCATATCGTGGTGTTTTTTATTGCTCTCATAATTTCTTCTGCAACCTGCGGGACGATCGCATTTCCAAGAGCTTTGAGTCGGGGATTTCGGTCCATCCTTGCGGGTATCCCATCATCCACTCGACAAAGTTCGGATGCAACCGCAAACCAGTCCCGCTCCCAACCGCCGACACCACTGTCCTCCCGCTCTGGCTTTTCGCCTTTGGATCGTACACCTTCGTTGGTCCTCTTGCTCCGTCGTTCGCGTCCGGTGTCGGGAGAACCGCTATCCTCGTCTGTAGATTCATTCCGACCTCGCCTCTCTGTCCCGGTCCGGTCATCATGTTTGTACGCGCAGTCGGGAGTAGCGATTTTATCTTCACCTGCAGTGACGTGATCGTTTTCCTTGGTCCGCCCTTCATACGTGCTTTCATTGCCAGATGCGCTTCCGGACTTTTGTTGTCGTCGTTCGCTACTGCCGTTGGCAACAATCCAGA